TCGAATATTTGAGCCGCCGCGCGCGCTACTTGATCGCGTTGTACCTGCGTAGCCTTCTCGTCCAGTTTCGCCAATTCCTGTTTTATGAATGCCGCACGTTCTCCCGCGGCATTGATTGTTTTTTGAATATCCAATTGGTCGGCAAGTGCCTGAACCGTGCGTGCATTTATGTCCAGCGAACCGGATTCACTTTTTTTCTTCGCTTCGATTTGCTGTTTGATCGCGTAAATCCGGCGTTCCAATTCTGTGGCTTGATCGATTTCCGGCTGGGTTGCGCCAATGAGTTTTTCTTTAATCGCCAGGACTTCGGCTTCCGCGTCTTTGCCTTGCAAAATCAATTCGAGTTTTCGTCTTTCAAGATCGAGCGATTCGAGGATTTTCTTATTGGCGAGCGTATTGTAATTTGTTTCTTCACCTTCGCCGTCTTCGCCCGGAATCCCGATAATCGGTTTGACTTTCGGAATCAGATTGATTTTTCCATTGACATCTACCTGCGCTTGCAGGTTCCTACCTGCAAGGATATCCATAATCTGCTTGGCTTTTTTCTTTGTTTCCTCAATTCTCTTGTCGGTATCTAATAATGAATCTCTAAATTTTGCCTGTGCATAGATATCGGGAGCAAAAGAAAATGCTGGTTGCTGCGTTTGGTTTTTCGAGGCATTGTTTTTTTGATTTTCCAATTCTTGCTGCAGGTTTATGATTTCAGCAAGATCGTTTTTAAGCGTTTCACTGTCCAGCGAATCCATGCCGGTAATCAAATAGGCGATTTTATCGGCTACCCATCCTATTTGTTCCGCCATGGATTTCCATAATTCGGTTGAAAAAATCAAAACCGGCGAGAGTTTTACGAAGGAATCTTTAATATTCGTGTCAATAATTTTGCTGAGTAATTCCAATTTATCGCCGGTATCCTCGGCGCTGCGCAGTAAATAATCCTCTATGATGATTCCAGATTCCCGCGCCTTGCGTGAAAATTCATCCAGTCCGTCCGATCCGAGGCGCAATAAATTTACGAGAGTTCCGCTACCTCGTCCAAATAATTCCATGGTAGTTGAGGCCTGCGCGGAAGCTGAATTCATGCCGCGAATGCGATCAGAAACTTCACTAAATATTTGCTCGACTGGTTTCAATTCTCCTTTTGCATCCCGAATTGAAACCCCAAGGGAATCGAAAATCTTTACTGCGGATTGAACTCCACGAGAAGCATTTCCAATATTGCGAACAAACTTTTCAAGGGCGCTATCAAGCGCTGTTTGCTCAACACCGGATTGAGAAGCGGCAAAACGAAGTTCCTGAAGCGCCTCGGTTGTCACGCCGATTTTATCGGCAGCATCTACAAGTAAACTGAACTCATCAATGGCCGCCTTTGTTTGGCGCAGAGCCGCACTAATACCCAATGTCAACGCACCAATGCCCGCCGCCGCCGCAATCCCTCCGGTTCCCATAGCGGACAGGGCGGCTCCCAGCGATCCAGCATTGGACGCATATCCCTGGATGATCGCCTTGCCTTCCTGTGCCGCCGCATTAACCGCAAGAATTCCTTTTGTGGCTGGCTCGCTCGCAACTTGAATTCTCTTGAAAGCCGCCTGCCCTTTGGCTCCCAAGGAATTTAACGCCTGTTCAACAAGCGCACCATCCTTAACACTTAGCCTGATGTAAACATCTCTATCAGCCATGAACTTCACTTTCACTTACGCCGAAATTTTCATTATCTAATTGCATGCCGTGCTCTGCGCGTCCAAAATTTCCCGATTTTATTTCAGAAATTTTTTCAAGCATGCCTTGCTCAACGAAATTAATTAAAACGACAATCGCATCAACATCATATCCAAGTACCTCGGCTGTTTGAAAAAAAATGGCACGGTCGAATCCGACAATGCCATTTAGGTCTGAAATTCGCAATTGTGTTTGACAGCGCATCGCTAAATCCCACATCTGCCATCCTTGGATTGTTCGAGGCGCATGCTCTACATATGGGCACCGATGCCCATTCTCTCCTACTTCTCCTCTGCTGCAAGCGGTTTTATTTTCTCTGCATCGCTCACAATATTCGGCACCGCTGTTTCCTCCGTCCCCGAAGTGCCATTTGAACCGGGAACGGAGGGCTTCCCCTCCACGAGCAATTGGGTGTAATCGCGAACATATTGATCCAAGAATGAATCGGCCATCGCATGGATACGCATAAGTTCATTAATCCCATCATGCGACACCGGAGCCGGATCATCACTTTCAAGGCACAACACGCCTTCCCATTCTTCAATGGCTTCACACGCCAGGCACTGTGTGAAAATAAATTGAGAAAATCCAGCCAGGGCGGAATCATTGCCAAGATCAGGAAGACCCTCCACCGTTGCGCCAGCCGCCTTCGCCTCAATCATCTCGGATCGAATTGCACGTACCCGCCGATCCGCTTCGAACCGGCATGCCTCATATACCGGAGTCGATAACGGCTTAACAAGAACTCGAACGCCGAGCGGCAAATCAATCCACCTCGATTTTTTCGGGAGATTCAAACGAATCATAAAAAACTCTCTTTCATCAATTTTATATACAATAATTATTCGCACATAAATAATTCACATAATCAATATGACGACGTCTGATTGTACAATTCGAACGTAGCCATCTTGCCAGTTCCAGAATTCTGCGCCGCTTGCCAGGCGTACACGTTCTCGATCCCGCCCGCACCTTCAATCCTGCTTTTCGGTTTCGGCAAGTAAACTTCCCACGCTGTAATCACAAGCGCCTTGGACGAATTGATCGAGTAGGAAAATTCCAACTTGACCGACGTTCCGGCGGTTGCCAAATCCATGAGATCGGTCGAAGAAAAACGAACGGTCATTTCTCCGGTCATTGCCGCGACAGTCGGATCAACCCCTTCGATCAAACCATCACTCCGAATATTTTCGATACGCTCCATGTTGTTCGCGTAATTCAATGTGGATCGAGTAATATTTCCGATGGAAACATCATTCAGCAAAATCGATCCCTGGAATTGATTGAAGCGCTGAAACGCACGAACGGTCGGCGTCCCCGCTTGCGTTGAAACGGCCTTGTTCGTACTCTGCCCAATGCAATTCATCGTGGCGCGAGCACCACCATTTCGAATCCATTCCATCGCAATTGAATTCACCGCAACCCCTGCATTCATATAGTAAGCAGGAATTTGTGAAAGGCCAATTTCAAGCGCCTGCGAATAAAGCGCCGATGACCCAGAATGAAACGTATGAAGATAATCCGTGCTACTCCCACCGGAAAGCGTCGCTCCGCTTGCCGTGGCCGCAGAGGCCGCAATAGTAAATGAATTCCCTGCCGATCCACCGGCATCATGAACAATATCGATGACCGCCGTGCCTGTAACATGCGAATACGTGCAAGGCGTAACTGCCGGATTTGTCGAAGCGTTGAGAACCGTTACGGCGGCATCAAGCGTTTCATCCAATGCGTCAGACGGATCGGATGAAATCTGGATATCCGTTCCAAGAGATGGGGAAGTCTTAAACGTAAATGCCACCCCACCAACCGTAATCGTATCAAGATTGCTTGGATTCACAGAAAACGTAATTGTCCCACTGGCCGGTTTCCCTTTGGTTATCGGAGCACCGAGAGCCGATTTAAGCCAAGTCCCAAAATTGTTCACATCAACCGGTACGACGATTTCCCCGTCAACATTAATCACATCCATCATGGGAGCCTGTGGATCGCGGCCATAACCGAGAACATCGTTTTCGATCAATCCCTGCGCGCTATCCAGGTTGCATGAAATAAATGGGAGCGTAAAAAACCCGCTTCCTGGAGCAGTCCCATAATTCGATTCAAATGCTCCGCGAAGTTTGGCGTCATATCCGTATGCACGAGCCATTAGAAATTCTCCTATCGTTCAGAAATTTCTATGAAATTTTTCTTTTAATTCAAATTGGGCTATCCGTTTCGTAAATCAACAAGATCGGAACATTGCAGGTCTTCTCTCCTGGCGCGCCATCCAATTGAATCACGTCTGCTTCTGGCGCTTGTGGTTCAATCCAATCCACCGCACCACCCAACGTCTTATCGTCAGAAAGCAGTTCTCCAATCGCCTGCAAAATATTATCCATTTGAGAATCTCGATCCGCCGACGCAACTCCTCGAACCGTGATTGTCAAAACGGCGATGTGCTCATATCGATACCGGATCGGAGAAAGGCTGATCTCAGGTTCTCCCGGATCGCCATCCTGGAGATTCACGAAACCCGCGGCTTTTGTAGATACCGGAGATTCCTCATTGCGGCGAATATCCGGCACAGCAGAAAGACCATCAGTTGTCAGCGTCAACAACTTTTGATAAAGCGCCTCCAGTGCGGTTTCTCGTGCGCTACTCATTTCGTTCCGCTAAAAGACCTTTCTCTTACTTGCATCGCATCCGCCGCCTTGTCATATTCCTGCTTGATTATCTCCGGCAATCTTTTTCGCATTTGCAAACGAACTCGATTTATATTGATCCGCTTTCTGACCTTAACTTGCTTTATCAATATAAATTGAACCGTTATCTTTTGCCTTCCGCTCTTATATTTCTTCACGGTAACCAGGAGCGGATTTTTGCCGTTTCTGCCCGGAATGAATAATAATTTCCCCCAGGCTGAAGGCCAATTTTTTGGAGAAACTCTATTCCTTCCATGCTTTCTCTTAAAAGTTGGGATCGCCAAATAAACCCCATTTTTTGCGCGGATCGTCATGCCTACATCAAATGCTTTCGTGATCTTAGGAGCCTTGCTCCACACCGCTGCCGCTGCATCTATGCGCCCGTTCTCGTAAAATTTAGAGCGCCATGTTTTTTCAAGTTTCGACATTCCGGCGTTTCGAAGTTGTTCGCGCAATGCCGTCTTAGTTTCCTCACCAGCACGATTAATTCCTCGAACGACGCCTTCAGTGGCCGCCTTGAACTCGGCCTTCATTTCATTCTCAAGATTCCCTTGTAAGGCGGCAACGATTCTCATTTTTTATGATCCAAATTCCACTACCGAAATTGTCCATATCAATCTATCCGCATCGCGAACCACCGGCTCATGAATGATCGTATACTCGACTCCTTCCATGATGATCGCATCCCCGGCGGCTGGATTCGTAATATCCGATTTCCGAACATCGAAAAGAGCCGTACTCGCTTTCGTTTGAGTAATCGATCCAGGGACTCCCTCGATCTCGTCAGGCTGATATGCAATTACCTTGATGGTGATAGGATCATCTGATCCATGAACGTAAGTTGCATACACGCCATGAATCAAAAACATCGTGTCGATATGCGGAGAAAAATCAACTGCCATTTAATTTCCTCATGTCGTAAATTTCAAAATCATCAAAAGAAAAGGGACAGCCCGTATAGGCTGTCCCTTGCGAGCCTTCTAATTATGAATCCGTTGCTAGGCTTTTTTACCAATCATAAGAGTTTTCGGTACAGAGCAAATCGGCAGAGGATTTGTTTGGACTTCAAACTGTCTGAATTTGCCCCACGGATCGGCGATGCTCTTCGCGTAAAATGGCAAACCAAGCGTGTTCACTGCTTCCTCATACTCTGCCGGCGCGTAAAAAATATCAAATAATTCTGGAGCCGCCGGGAATAAATTCACTTTGTCGTTGGCGATAATGATATCGCTGCCATCATCCGATCCATGATAATCATAGAAACTGATTCCACCAAAATCGAATCGGCTATACGCTAAATTCTGCGTCAACCAGGGAGCCGCATTCCAATTCGCGTAAGCCGCCTTGACATTGGCATGAGCAATCAACGCCTTGAAAAACGTATGCGAGCAAAGGGCAATAATTTGAAAATCACCATTGCCGCCGAGCGCCCCCAGATTCCTTCCCATCGTCACCCGAACATCCTGACAAATTCCACGCACGTCGGTCGTTGGAGTAGTCAATGCGAAATCGACTTCCGCTTCTTGGGTGACTCCGAATTCAGTAAACAGATTATAAATTACTGTAGAACCATCAGCATCGTAGATGATCCCCTTGAGTGCGCCAAGCCGCAAATGCTCCATCGTGTATTCGAGTTTACGCCGCGCCTTCAGCATTTTCTCTGCAAGTTTCGATTGTACCGATTGGGTTCCGCCGGCGGATTGCCCAAACTCACGAATTCCCTGCACCTCATCAGCGTATACCGTTCCACCCTGAGAAAGATGCGGAATCGTGAACGTACGCATCACGCGCCGCTCAGTACTCACCGGAGACGGAGGCGCACCACGCGGAGACGTGGGAACCAGGGCAAGCGTACCATTCACCAATTCAATCATTACGGTTTCGGTGGCCACTGGCACCGGACGAAAAATTCCAAGGCTGGCCGTGAATTGCGGAAGATAGGGCATCATAGCCACGGCCTTACTAAGAGTCGTTACCGAGAAGGCGTCTTGATTGAAAATATCGAGAGTCAAATACGGGGGCATCGTTTATTTCTCCAATCTCGGAGGAGATTTTTAATTCATTGTTAAACAATTGATTCTTGCTATGCCGCTATTCAGCCATACACTTGATGCCCAAATCCATCATCGCCTGCTGTGCTGTCAGTATCGCAGCCGCTGAAGCACCAGAAATCCAGGTCAGTAAATCGGCATCAACGACCGCATCGCGAACGATTGCCACCGCCGCCAATTCACCTGCGGAAGCATCGGCATCATCTAAAAGAATGCCAGCAACACGCTGCGTACCATCGGTCGCTACCGGATCGTAAATATCATACGCGCTCACCGCTCCGCGAACCGTAATATCGAAACCTTCACCAGCAATGAA